TAAAAAATTAAATATATAAATTTTAAATATTAAACAATTAAATATTTAAAATTAAGTAAATAAATTATGTATGGGTAATTCTCAGTCGTCTCAAAAAATAAATTACGAAGATGTTCAGTATGTTATAAAAAATTCTGAACTACATGTATTAATAAATACATTAAATGAAACGGAACAAGTGTGTTTAATACCAAATACAGTAAATATAAACAAGGAAGTAGAATTAATTAACAAATTTATTAAATCAGGCAATAAACAGGTAAAAATAATAATATATGGTCGGAACTGTAATGATGAAAAAATATACGCAAAATATAATCAACTAAATTCACTAGGATTTTACAATATTTATATTTATCCTGGCGGGTTATTTGAATGGCTAATGTTACAAGACATTTATGGTGAAAAAGAATTTCCTACAACAAAAAAGGAATTAGACATTTTAAAATATAAACCACAAAAAGTTTTGAACGTACAACTACTGGAGTATTAAATTTTAAATATATTATTATATAAATATTAATGAATAATATTACGGTACTTCAAAATATTTTTATTGTTTGCTTATTTATTGTTTTATTAATAAGTTTTTACTTTTTCATTGATACATTAGTTTTTAAAAATAAAGATAGTTCAAAAATATTTAGTGCTTGGCAATTCCCTATGTTACTTGCTATTTATGTAGATACTATTTATGGTTTATAGAATTTTTGTCATCATTAAATATTATATCATCTGATATAGTTATATAATCTTTAATAGCTTCATTTGATAATTCGTCGGCTCTTTTATTTAAATTTCTTAAAACATGTACATAATATATATTTTCAAATTCTTTTTCAAGTTCTTTAGCCTTTTTATATAGCTCAATTATGTTTTCTGAATTACATTTATATTTTCCTGTCATTTGATTTATAACTAATTGACTATCTCCTTTAACCATTAATGTTTTAATCTTCATATCTATTGCTTGTTGAAGTCCGAATATTAATCCAGTATATTCTGATTGATTATTTGTTGCGTTTTTTCCAAGAAATAAACTACCACTCCAAACTTCATCATCTAAACAATAAATAACAGCACCTACTCCTGCTAATCCTGGATTTCCTTTACTACAACCATCAAAATTCATAATAAAATTTGCTTCAGGGTGAATCTTTGCTTGTTCATTTTTTAAAGGTATCTTAATTTTTGGGAACATTTTGCGTAATATATTATTATTTATATTTAAATTTATATTATTGTTCAATTTTATTATATATTAAATATATTTTGTAAAGTAATATAAAGAATGATACAATGGATTTTACTTCTCTCTTTTTTTGCTGGTATAGTTTTGTCTGATACAGAATGTCCTGCTGTTACCAGTATTGGTGATAGGCGTAGCGACAAAAGTAAATTACGCCTTGTTCAATATAATGTCGAATGGTTATTTATTGATTATTACAGTACTATGGATTGTCCTGGAAATGGTTGTACGTGGAAAAACACTAGTGAAGCCGAAACTCATTTATCTTATGTTTCAAAAGTGGTTCACGATTTAAATCCTGATATTATTAATTTTTGTGAAATTGAAGGTTGTGATGAGCTTAATATGTTAAAAACTTCATTAAATGACAATACATATATGCCGTACTTAAAAAAAGGCACTGATACAAGCACTGGACAAAATGTTGGCATGTTGACTCGTGTAGATCCCGTGGTTAGCTTATATAGAACTGAAGATAGATATGATTATCCTATTTATGGTTCAAAGTGTGGATATACGGGCACTGGTTCAACTGGAGTAAGTAAACATTATATTACAGAATTTAAATTAAGCAACATGAATATTGCTCTTATTGGAGCGCATTTTGTCGCAATTCCAACAGATTCTTCTAGATGCGCTCAGAGAGAAGGACAAGCATCTGTTTTACAACCAGTTATTTCTAGTTATGTTTCAAAAGGTTATGAAGTTATTCTTATTGGAGATTTAAATGACTTTGATGGTGTAGTTTTAGATGTTAATAGTAATAAACCTACATCACAAGTTTTAAGTATTCTTAAGGGAGACTTTGGTGAATATAAAGGAAAATATGAACTAACTAGTGTTGCTGAAAATGTTAAACAAAGTGAAAGATATAGCGATTGGTATGATTCTGATAATAACTGTAATACAGCATCAAATAAGGATTATTCTATGATTGACCATGTATTAGTTACATCTGGAATAAAAAATAAGATTTCAGATGTATATTTTTATCACGGATATTCTGAATATTGTGGTACATATAATTCAGACCATTATCCAGTTGTAATTGATTTAAATATCTAATATATTTTTGAGACTTTCGACTTCTCTCTTAGCCTTTTTATGTAATTTTAATGATTCATTTCTGGAATATTTTGTTTTAAATAAACGGTCTTGCCTCATTCTAAATACACGATTATCAAATAATTCAAGAGCTCTCTTTAATGCTTCGCTATAATTAACCGAGTCCTTGTGTATTGAATACATTATACATCTATCAATATCATAAGCAGCTAACAAGTCTGCTTCTCTCACTATATGATATGCTAATTGATATTCACCTAATTCTGGATATCCATTAACTTTTACCTTTGAATAAGACATCGTGCCAATAATTTTTCCAATTATTTCTAAATTATCTGATGACATATAACTTGTTAAATAATTTTTATATCTTTCAATTCCCTCCTTTTCATCCATATATTTTTTATCACACATATCATGACCAATTGCTGCCATGTAAATTATTTCTCTCTGTTGTTCTAAATATGGATTAGTTTTAACTTCACTTTCATAAATTCTTTTCGCAAACCCATATACTTCCATACTATGTTTCAAAGCATGTGATTCATCAATTTTAAAATGACTGCTTGTATCTATCACATACCTAAAACTGTGATTTATTAAATTAACCAGATTGAGCATTGTTGACATTACTTTCATTATTTTATATGTTTAATTTATTTTAGTTTTTGAATTCAATTTTTTTTATTAATTATTTCTGATAATTATATATAAATGTTAACCTTAGAAAGTTATGAAAAATTTTTAAAAGGTATTGTAACGGTTATTGAAATTTTTGCCTATACGATTTCTGTTACTATAATAGGAATAAGTGTTGTCTATTCTCTTTTTACTTATATTACTGAATACAAACATCCACAAATAGCATTTGCTGATACTAAGTTAATTTTAGGAGAATCTATTGCTTTAGCGCTTTCTTTTATATTAGCTATTGAAATACTTAAAATATTTTATATAAAAACTTATAAACAACTAGTAATAATTGTATCATTAACATTACTTAAACTCACTATTAATTATTTTTTATTAAATGAAATCGAAAAAACAATAAAAATAAATCAAATATAATCACAAATTACGATTTCAAATTTCTCTCCATTTTGAATTATCTTAAACGGTTTTCCGCAACCATAAATTAATTTGTTATTATAATAATAATCACACATTTCTTTGTTTTCGTGTGGATTTATTTGTTGTCCATTAGAGATTAATATGCCATGTCTAAATATACCACAATTAAGTTTTTCAATAATAATATATTCATGACAATGTGGACATTTTAATATAGGTTCTTCTTTAGGATTTTCTTCTTTCACTTCACTCATAAATAATATTATATAATACTTAATATTATTTAAGTTAGTTAATTTTAGTTTAATTTCTTCTCTTATTTCTTGATTTTTTATAGGTCGCATTACTACGTTTGCCCCTGACTTTGCTTGATTTTTTAAAATACTTATTTTTTCCATAGGTTCTAAGGGTTCGCCGAGCTTTCCTGGTTTTACGACGTCTTTTTCCACCAGATTCAATAATTATTGGCAATAATTTACCATCAAAATATCTTGATTGTGGATTTTCATCTTCATCTTTTGAAGCAGGTGATTTCATTTGTATTCCAATTTGTATTGTTTCAAACATTTTTTGAATTTCTTCTGGTGGAAGATATCTACTGTAAACTTGATTAAATTCTTCTCTCTGTCCATTTTTAACTAACCCTCTTATAAAAGATGCCGAATAAGCAGACGGATCAATATCTTCTATACTACGTTCGCCTAACCCAGACGTTTTTAATTCAGTCATTCCTTCTCTACCCAAAATCTCTCCATCAATAGAGTTTACATAATCTTTTGTTTTAAAGTTATCAACAATAGTATCTAAAAAATCTGCTCTATCTCGACCAACAATGAAAAACATATTAATTTTTGGTACTCCTCGATCTATAAAATCTTTTTTAATTACATTATATATAAATCCAAATGGACTACCCGTTGAACATAAAACAATGACGTCAAGATTTTCTATTTGACTTCTTCTATTTCCTCCAACCATTGCACAATTATCTCCAACACAAGCAGTTTTAGATTTAGATTCTTTTTCATCACCAGTATCTACACTAAGAGAGGATTCAGTCGCTTGTTCTTCAGGAGGTTCTGCGTCCATAAGCTTACGTTTATAAGACGCAATCATTTGTTCCAAAATAGACGACTTATATACTAAATCTGTAGTAAGTATTTGGTCAATAATAATACCATCTGCTTTTGTTTTTGGTTTTGGCAATGTCTCTCTGCTACAAGGTATAGGATTTTTCCCATCCATGGAACTTGAAGTTATTATGTATGCTTTTTCTGAACCCAATTCTATTGCCTTATCAATTAATGTTTTTATTACCACTAAATGACCAGGAGTTGGTGGATTCATTCTAACAAAAGAAAAAATAAATGTATTATTTGGTCTATAATCTATACTCATATACAATATAATAATATTAATTTCTAGTAAATTTGTCAATTTGATTAATCCATTCATTAACTTGATTTTTATTTTCATAAATATCTATATTTCCATCCAAAATAAGTTGATCAAAGCAAACACATTCTTGATTTTCTTTATCTAACATATTATCATGATAATTAGAACAACTAGCTAGATAATCTAATGGAATATTTTCTTCACCAGTTCTTGAACGTTTTACTATTCTTTGGTAGCATTTATCCGGCGACGTTTTTACATAAACTACTTTATTAACAGGAAATTCATCCGAAAATGTGTCAAACCAATTTAAATAAATCTGGTAATTAACATGTTCTATTTTTTTACTATCATAAAGCATCTTGGCAAAAACCATTTTATCAGTATATAGACTTCTCTCTGTAATAATAATAATATTTCTATCATGTGTATCATTTTTAATGGTTTTTAAAGTATCTCGTAATACTTTTAGTCTTGAAACATATGCCATCATTTGAAATGGAAATGAGTATTTCTCCTGGTCCGCATAAAACTTCTTCAAAATTGTTTCTCCATTTTCATCTTTAATCTTTTCCCATTCATCAACCGGTTCCTTTAAAAACACAACATTGGAATTATTTTTATAATGATCACGTAAATTAGATAACAAGGTTGATTTACCAGATCCAATATTCCCCTCGATAGAAACAATAGTATAAGTTACTGACATTGTATTATATTATAATACCCTTAATTTATTTATATTATTTTATCTCAATTTTAAAAAAAAATTGATATAAAAAATACATATAAAGATATAAGTACAAATAACATATAAGTAACCCAAAAATGGATTTAAAGCAACGTAAACTTAACAAGTCTGAATGGGACTCTATTGAGATACCAGTTTCAAGGAGTGAAATTGATATATTAAATATGATAGTCAAAGGATATCATGATGTTAATATTAGAATTAATAATAATAATTCTATCTTTTCGTATTTAAAGATAGAATTTTCAGAAAAAATGGAAAGTTATTTATTTAATAAATATTTCAGAGAAAGAACTACGCTAATTGAAAAGGAATTGAAAAAAAATAATCCGGAATATAAACCTATGAAAATTGATAGTGATATAAAACTTAATTCTAGTGATAGAATTAGGTTAGAGAGATTTGATGAAAAAACCATACTTGTTAATGACATTTATGAAAATACGTTATTAACTCATATTGAAAAAATTTTAGAAAACAAAAAGAGTAACAACACAAAGTTATTTCATTATCATTATTTCACACTCTATAAATTAATTCGCAATAATATTAATAAACTTAATGTTCATATAAAAAATTTAGTTGATATAGTTCTCAATATATTTGAAGAACAAATAAATCTATCAGCTATAATTGAAAATGCTGTTGATTTTATAGAAAAAAACCATAATATTCTTAAATACGGAGATTTGACTTTATATGAGCATCAAAAAGATATATTTACAGCATGTAAAGCAGAAAATTCTAAGATGATTTTATATATGGCTCCTACTGGTACAGGAAAAACATTGTCACCTATTGCGTTATCCGAGGGACATAAGATAATATTTGTGTGTGCCGCGAGACACGTTGGCTTAGCATTGGCAAAAGCAGCAATTTCTGTTAATAAAAAGATTGCCTTTGCGTTTGGTTGTAGTTGCGCCGATGATGTTAGATTACATTATTTTGCGGCTAAGGTCTTTACTAGAAATAGACGAACTGGTGGAATTGGTAAAGTGGATAATAGTGTTGGTGATAATGTTGAAATTATGATTTGTGATATTAAATCTTACTTACCAGCTATGTATTATATGTTAGCACATTTCCAAGCAGAAAATATAATTATGTATTGGGATGAACCAACAATTACAATGGACTACAATGATCACGATTTTCATGCAACAATTAGAAAAAATTGGAAGAAAAATGCTATCCCTAATGTTGTATTATCATCTGCTACATTACCAAAGCTGAATGAGCTTACTGAAACAATTCCTGACTTCTTAAACTCATTCCCTGGAGCTGAGATTGTTAATATTGTTAGTCATGATTGTAAAAAATCTATTCCAATTGTGAACAAAGACGGTTTAGTAGTAGTACCACATTATCTTGATGAAGATTATAATAAAATTAAGGAAATTGCTGCTCATTGTGATAATTATTTAACTCTTCTAAGGTATTTTGATTTAAAAGAAGTTGTTGAATTTATTACTTATGTAAACTCTAATAATTATGGCACTAGTAAAACGCGAATTGAAAGACATTTTGAGACCTTAAATGATTTCAACATGAAAAATATCAAAAAATATTATATATTCCTTCTTCAAAATATTATGGAAAAATATTGGGGTGTTATTTATACTCATTTCAGACAAATGAGAAAACCCAGAATATCAGAAAATGAAACAATTGATCCAAAGGGGAATAAAATTATTAAATCAAGAAGCATGGAAAATGGGATGAGTCGTAACTCTAATCAAAGTACATTACCTGGTTCTAGTTTAACTCGGTTATCAAGTCAACAACTAAGTCAGCCTGCTGTAAAGCCTGGAACATCTGGTGTTTACTTCACTACAAAGGATTCTTATACATTAACTGATGGTCCAACTATATTAATTTCAGACGACATTGAAAAAATGGCAAAATTTTATATACAACAAGCAAATATTCCTAGTTTAGTTATGGATGAAATAATGAATAAAATTGAATATAATAATTATATTAATGAAAAATTATTCGCATTGGAATCAGAAGTTGATATTATTAAAGAGGAAACAGAGAAAAAAATTAAAAATGATGTTAAAAATACAAGTAGTTCTCATAAGGTTTCTGGAAGAACTAAATCTAATAAAGATAGTAAAAAGTTAAGTAGAGAGGTTCCGGAAGAGTTTCTAAATAGAGGAAGTCTTGCGAAATTAACTCAAGATATAACTGACTTAAGAAACATGATTAAATCAGCAACATTAAATGATGCATTTATTCCTAATAGAAAGATGCATCAAGACAAATGGGCCCAAGGTTTAGATACACAAAATGCTTTTACAAGTAATATAGAAGAAAATGTTGTATCTGATATAATGGCATTAAAAGGTGTTGATAATACATGGAAAGTACTTTTAATGATGGGAATAGGTGTCTTTATTAATCATGAGAATATTGCTTATACTGAAATCATGAAAAGTCTTGCTGATGAACAAAAATTATATATGATTATTGCTTCAAGTGATTATATTTATGGTACTAATTATCAATTCTGTCATGGATTCCTTAGCAAAGATTTAAACTTGACTCAAGAAAAAGTTATTCAAGCAATGGGACGTATTGGAAGAAATAATATTCAACAAACTTATACTGTTAGATTTCGCGATGATGAACAAATTTTAAAACTATTTACATCTGAGACAGAAAAACCAGAAATTATAAATATGAATAGGTTGTTTAATAATCGCAAGGTAATTTGGAAGGACAACTTGTATGTTGAGGTTCCTGATGATATTGATGATGATTTTGGAACTGAAGCTAACAATGAAGACAATGGAGAAGAAGAAGAAGAATAAAAAAATACAATAAAAAAATACAATAAAAAAATACAATAAAAAATTTATATTAGAAATTTATAATAGAAATTTTTTTACAAAATATGTTAACTATTTATCTTGTGTTTGAATCATTTTGACTAGAAATTTGGTCATCAGTTTGGTTATTATTTTGGCAATTTTCTAAAGTTGGCTGTTCTACTAAAGCTGGTTGTTCTATACATAATATGTTTAGCATAACTGGTCTTATATAAAATGCGATATATTTATAATTATCACCATATTTTTCTCTAATAGTTGTATCTGAACATTCCAATGCTGGAGCTAATTCAGCATCACGACCATTTACATTATCGGATTGTCCAGCTTCGACAATTTCAATAGTGTAATTTAAATTAATAGCAAAATCTGCGCGAGCCCTATTCTTTACAATATTTATAAAATCTGAAATTGACATGTCCAAATCAATGTCATAATTCATAGTTTCGCAAGTATAAACCACCTTGAAGTAAAAGCTGTGTACGCTCATCTTTGTATGTTATTATGATTTACTATTTATATTTAAAATCCATCTCAATTTTTTTTTTAAATTTTAATGTCTTCTTGTTCTTCTTCTCATCTTTCTGGTTTTAACACCACGTCTAGATTTTTTTGATTTTTTTCCATATTTTTGGCTTCTACGTCTACGTCTACCTCCAGCATTTTCTTCTAAAGAACCAAATCTTATTTTTTGTTGAAAACTTGTATTATTATTCCAATAATTAATAAAATTATGATGTATCATTGAATGTTTATCAAGAATATCATTTTTAACCTCAATTGGTAAAAAATCTGTATTTATAAATGGTGTATCATTATTTGAAATCAATAAATTCTCTGGTTCAAATGTAAATTTTTTATAAGGTTGTTGTTCAGGATTTAAAATTGAGTCTTTTATTTGACTTTTAGAAATGGTGCCTTTATTATTAGCTATAATTTTTTTTTTTATACTATCAATTTTATAATGAAATTCACCTGAACCATCGACGCTAGCACCTGCTGGTTTTTCGTAATAACCACAAGTATAGAGACTTCTTGTACTGCCCCATGTAACTTTTGGTTCTTTAGAATGAAATGCTATATGAAGAAGTCTTAGATCTGCTGCACCAAATAGAGTACCTCTAATTACAATTGAGTAATTAATATCATTACACTTGTCATCTTTAATTAAGTTTAAAAGTTGATATGAATCAGTGGTTGTAGTAATTTCAAAAGGAGTACCGTTATTGTTATATATTAATAATGGTAATAAATCATCTAAAAGTTCTTTAACTCCCTCTGATTTTAACCAATCTTTTAAAAAATCACCAAAATTTGTTCTTAAAGTTTTCCAATCAATAATATTATAAATAAATTCCTGGCTTGTATTAGGTGTATAACAATTTTCATAACTATTATCACAAACACCATTTTCAGCTTCATTTACAAGATTATGCCAATCTTTGCTACAAGGTGTTCTACATACTTCAACACTAGTTTCGATAGGATTAGTAGAAACAACATTTTCTGGTCTAAATTCGCTCATTTATAATATTATAATATTTTATTTAAACGTCTTCTATAACAGTGTTGTTAAACTTTTTTTAAATACTTAATATAATTCTTTAATAATTAAATTTTAGATTAATTATTAAAATATATGAACAACAACCAGACGATAAATCGTTTAATTGGAGTAAGCAAGACCACCCATACCACTCATGATACGAAGAACGTTGTAGTTAGTGGCATAGACACGAACCTTGGCAGTCTTGGTACCCTCAACGGTGGCGTTACTGAGAACGAGTTGAAGAGTAGCGTTATCAATTCTGGAGAAGTTGCAGGTTCCGGAAGGTTGGTGTTCCTCAGGGCGAAGAGCGAATGAGTAAACGTTAATACCTTCATCAGGGTTGCGGGTGTGGGCTTGGTAAGGTTGGACCCAAGAGAAGTAAGATCCTTCACGCTCAGAGAAGCGGTCCTGGCCGTTAAGTTGGAGCTTAGCGGTGACGACAGGGTTTTGGCCCCAGCAGTGCATGTCCAAAGAGGTCTCAGAGAGAACGAAGGTACCAGCATCAGAGACACCAGAGTTATCAAGGTGTGATTGAGTGTCAATAGTATCTCCAGGAACTGCGATACCTCCAAGATTGACCTCATTGTAAGGATTGGAAGGACCATGCCAGTATCCAGTGAAGCCGGCATTTCCGACAGCAGGTTGATAGTCAAGAGCACCAGCGTCTTGGAAAAGACCATAAGCATCAATGTAAGCACGGGAGTCACCGGCAGTGGCAGTAGGACCTCCGAAAGCATGGACAGCGTTAGGAAGAGCATCGATGGCATCAGTGTAGTTGAAAGGTTGAGCACCAAGTACCTTGAAAAGAAGAGCATCGCAAGTCAAGGAAGAGCAGTAATCAACGTTTTGATCAGGTTGGACAACCCAGATGAGTTCCTTAACAGGGTGATTGAAGTTAAGCTTGATCTTGTTACTGGATGAACCAACAGACTCATCACCAGTGAATTGGAGTTGAGTGATCAAGTACTCGTGGGGGTTTTGTGCCATTCTTCGGCGCTCATCAGTGTCAAGGAAGACATAGTCAACGTACAAAGAGGCAGCAACCAAAGATTGATTGTAGGCAATGGTGGCAGGGACAGGGCGACCAACAGTGTATTGGGTGGTGGTGTTGAAAGCAGGACCAGAGCTGCAGTTCAAGGTAGTAACAGCCCACAAGCACTCATCAATAGGTCTGATATCAAGGTTGATCTTGACTTCGTGATATTGAAGGGCAATAAGAGGAAGAGCAAGACCAGGGTTGGTACAGAACCAAAATTGAAGAGGAACATAAAGGGTAGTTTCAGGAAGTGCGTTACGAGGAGCACAAACTTGACGAGGAGCTAAGGAGTCACAAGGGGATTCAACATCAGAGAAAGAAGGATCAGTGATGAAGGTAAGTTGAGTGGTGTTACCAATCATCTTGAAGTAACCCTTTTGTTGTTCAGCA